AACACCGACCACACCCTTGAGGAAGTCGGCAAGCAGTTCGACGTGACCCGCGAGCGCATCCGCCAGATCGAAGCAAAGGCCCTGCGCAAGCTGCGTCACCCGAGCCGTTCGGAGCAGCTGCGCAGCTTCCTGGATATCGATTGATCTCAAGCGAGTGCTGATGTGTTGAGAGAAACCCCGCTTCGGCGGGGTTTTTCTTTGGGGTGGGGCGGGATGGCGTGGGTGCTTTCTGTAGAGCCGAGCCCGTGCTCGGCTGCTCTCCCGCGATGACGCTTTGGCCAATTCTTCGTCGTCTCCAACCGCCAAAATTTGCGCCTTTTGACGCAACCGGCTTGAGCATTGTTGAGCAATAAAGCGCGACTCCGTGCGACGGGTAGGAGTTGGCCAGCTCAATCCTCAATTGCCCCAGTGCGTCGAGTTGTTTGAGCCGCCAGGGCTCCCGCAAGCCCTGTCGCAATCAACAATTGAAGCCACTACCTTTTCTTCCACACAGTCCCCGCAGGTGCTCAACACACCGTCGTAGGAGGGGCTGTCTGCCGCAACAGCAACAGCAGGCAATCCAGGGTCAAACCGCATCACTCGTTACCCCAACGAGTTCAAAGGTTTTTGGCCGGGTGGCGCGCAGCCATGCAAGACCCCGCAAGGGGAAAAGCTGCGGGCGGCCCTACGACCGTGTTGAAGCACCCGGCCGCCTCTCTCAACAGGAGGCGTAGGAGGTTCGACGAATCGTAGGAGATCCAAGATGAGACTGAAGACGATAGCCGGCAAGAGTGCTGGCGACCGGGTTAGCGCAGATACGTGTGACTTCCCGCCCCTGCTGGATTGGAATGAAGTGATGGAGGACGAACGTCAGGATCGCCTGGGGTTCGCCAGACGCGCGATGTTCGCGCTGCTGACGCAGTCGGGCGCGGGATTGGTCGAGGGCTTCGGTAGCGGCAATCAGAAGGGGCTGGAGGGGGCCATGAGGGCGGTGGCGCTGTTCCAGGCGCATCTGCAGGAGATGGAGCGGTTCGCTGGGATAGCCGAGAAGCGGTTGCAGCATGTTGCTGAGGCACTCGCGAATGCCGACTGAGTAGCCGATTCCGGTCGTGCTCCACTACACTGTGACGCTGCGCAGGGCCTATAGCTCAACGGTTAGAGCAGGGGACTCATAATCCCTTGGTTTCAGGTTCGAATCCTGATGGGCCCACCACATTGACGTCCAGCGAAGTCCAGAGATGTCCGCAAAGCCCTTGAGTTGCTTGATTTAAGCCCTGCGAGGCGTCCATAGCCGTCCAGCGGCATCCACTTGCATCCACAAAAAAAGTGAGTCAGGCTGTGTGTCAGCGGGCTAGACGCCCTTGGCCGACTCACAGGCGCTCGACTCACATGCTGACCGACACTAAGTTGCGCTCGCTCAAGCCGAAGGCCAGCCCCTTCCGTGTGGCTGATGCCAACGGTTTGTGCATTGAAGTGCGCCCCTCGGGAGCAAAGGTGTGGCGCTACCGCTATCGCTACCTGGGAAAGGCCAGCATCGTCACGCTCGATGAGTACCCCTCAATGTCGCTGCAGGCTGCTCGCGTCGAGCGCGACCGTCTGCGCTCATTGCTGCGCGGCGGAGCCAATCCCGCTCAGGTGGCGAGGGTCGAGAAGGCGGTGCAGGGAGAGCGGGCCGCAAACACCTTTGGTGCCATTGGCTTGGAGTTGCTCGCCAAGCGAACGAAGGAAGGCCTTTCCGCTGGATCGGTTGTGCGTGAGCGTCGGCTGATCGAGAAGGATCTGGCTGGGCTAGCTGATTTGCCTATTGGGGACATCACCGCCCCCGTGCTACTGGCTGCACTGCGGAAGTTGGAACATCGCGGTGTCGTAGAAACCGCACATCGTGCCCGGGCGCACGCTGGGCGAGTATTCCGCTACGCCATCGCTACGGGTCGCGCAGACCGAAACCCCGCTCAGGACCTCACAGGAGCGCTTGAGCAGCCTCAGACTAAGCACTTCGCTAGCGTGACTGATCCTGCCGTTATAGCAGGCCTCCTGCGCGCGCTGTGGGGCTATCAGGGGGCATTAGTCACGCAAGCCGCTCTAAAGCTGGCCCCAATGGTGTTTGTCCGCCCGGGTGAGCTTAGGCAGGCTAAGTGGGCTGACATCGACCTCGATGCGGCAGAGTGGCGCTACGTCACCAGCAAGACCAAAACGCCGCACATCGTCCCTCTGTCCGATCAGGCCGTTGAGGTTCTGCGGGAGCTGTACCCGTATACGAAGCGGAGCGAATTTGTCTTCCCTGGCGTCCGCAGCGCCCTGAAGCCAATGAGCGAGAACACGATGAACGCGGCGCTCCGAAACCTTGGCTTCGACTCGGACACGATGGTTGGCCATGGCTTCCGAGCGATGGCAAGAACGGTACTGGACGAAGTGCTTGGCTACCGTCCGGACTACATCGAGCATCAGTTGGCGCATGCCGTGAAAGATCCACTTGGGCGTGCCTACAACCGAGCGACCCACCTGCCGGAACGCAGGAAGATGATGCAGGCCTGGTCCGACTACCTCGACCAACTGCGGGTTGCAGAACCGAACGTGCTGGCCTTCAAGGCCAAGCGCGCCTAAACCTCAGAGAGGCCTTAAGGAGGGCCATCAAGGCAGTAGAACCGCATAAACAAAGCGGCCGAGAAAGGGGCTGGAACCCCTAGCTCGGCCTACCACAACCGACTATTGGAGAGTCGATCATGGATTGCAGCATTGTACTTGTTGCGCCTGAACGGGCGCGCTCGGCCGAAATACGGCACACACTTCAGGCCGTACTGGCCAGCAGCAAGATCGTCCGCGCTTGCCACAGCTGGCTCAGCGCCAACGACGACCTCAATACCTACCGGGTCTGCCTCGCAATTTTCGCCGCCGCACTGGCTCTCGAATTCTGGGGGCGAGCCAATGGCTAAGCGCAATCAAGGCGAGTCGCCGGCCCTAAGCAAGGAAGATGCACTTTTCCAGGCACTGAACTCAGCAAGCCTTGCCATGGGTGACATTGAGGGAATCTGCCAGCTGCTCTTCAACGAGCAGTCGATGTTCGAGGCTGACTTTCCAGCCCCGATAGCCGCAGCCATCAGCATGATCCACCAGCGTGCTTCTGCTGCAGGGAACGCAATGCAGGAGGTGCTGTGATGAGGCCCTCAACCGTAATCACGGCGTCTGATGCGGCCGATCTGGATGAGGATCCCATCGAAGCTCTCATCCGTGGCGGGGTTCCGATTCGGACATTGCTCGGACATTACCTCTGCAGCATCGACTGGCTCGCTGCCCGACTCGATCAGAAGTTCCGGCTCTGCTACTACGGTGAGGATGGTGAAGTAGTGACTGAGGCGGTATCTGCAGTCTCTTTGCTCACCAGAGCCAAGGAACTGGGCTGGCACCCACTGGAAGATGAGCCGACCGAACTGGGCTGGCCGGAGCTCTTCGAGGAGACCATGCACCATGAGCGCGGCGGCGTCCATTGGTACTCGACCGCAGTCTCTGACACGGACGGAATGCTTCCTTTGGGTCTGCCGAAGTCAGTCATTGAGGCCGACCGCAGGGCATCGGAAGCTAAGGCGAAGAAGGCGCAGGGGCGCCTAAAGCGGGTGCAGCAAGCAGAGGCTAGGAAAGCTGCTGCCGAAGCCAAGGCCGTTGCTCAGCGCAACATCGAACGCGCCACCAAGACCCAGCAGCGAGAGGCAGCTGAAGCAGGAAAGCCAATCTCCGTTGCTACGGCGAGGCGAAGGGCGCAGGCTTGGATTCGCCAGTGGGAGAAGGACGTCGCCACTGTCATGAAGCGTTTCACGGATAGCCAGGAGGGCAACCATGGCCAGTAACACAAGCAGGTTCAGGAGACCGATCCGATTCAATCGAACCCGCGCGAATCCAATCCAGCGCTTGCCCTTCTACCGCCAGAGCCACGCCAAGACGGGGGACTACTGGCGTATGCCAGAGGTCCATGGCTACCTCATGGGCCGTGAGGTTGGCAGGGTGTGTTCGCTCGCATTTCTGCAGGCCTTCTGCGGCGCTCTGACTAGCCACGAGTTCCTGCAGGAAGCTCACTTGGCCAACTTGGTTCTTTCAGCCATTGAGGCCCATGGCGGCTCAGTCTCTGAGGAGCAGCGGGGAATTCTCAACGGGTTCTTTGGAGCTGAGTCACCCTTGGTGGAATTGATGAAGCTCGGAGCCGGTGCAAGGACTAACGGGAAGGACTACGAGGAATCTCAACTGGAAGAAGCACTTACCCATCTATCAAGCCTGACATCGGACAGCTACGGCCTGCTGCGAGATTCCACTGTGGCCAGTCTTATTCCAGAATCGAGAAGCAAGCCCCGACTGGTGCTGGAGAGTCCCCAGGCAGCTCCGCCAGCGAGCAAATCCCGCAAGCCGGATTAGTCCCGTGGAGGATAGTAGTAGTGAACCGTGAGCCCTTTGACTTCCTCAAAGATAGCCCTGTGGATTTTTTCGACGAAGGGTCCTGGGATCCAGGCGACCTCCTCACTCGTGAGTATGACCACGGGTTGGCGTTCGGTGTGCTTAAGACGATGGTGGAGGACGCTAGGTCCGCGCTAGAGGGAGTGCGGCCCGAGTGTGTCCGAGCGATTCTTCAATTCGCCGATGCAGTGCTGCACGCGCTAGCACAGGGGGGGCTGTTCAGGGATACGCGCGGGCATCCGCTGGCATGGACGCCAGAAACGGCGCTGAAGGTGAGCCACCTTGCCTTGCTGCCGCATGTGCTGGAGTTCCTTGGTAAGGACACGTTCCTACTCGGGGATGCAGAGCTGGGCATTCAGAACTTTCAGGTGACCCCGACTAGGTTCTGTGCCGCCTACGTGCTGAGATCGACGTTCTCAGCTATCGACTTCGGCTATGACGACGGTATCGATGATCTTCCCATCTGCTATCTGATGCAGGCATCGGCCGCCTATGGCTACCTGTCTGTCCTGGAAAGTACGGGGACGGATTCTGTGCGTCAGATCGTGGTTCAGGAAGCGAAGAGCGATAGCGCCCGAGCATCCGCGTCTCTTCGGTGGTCCAAAGATCCGAGTCGAGATATGTGGGCTGCAGTCTTTGCTGAGTGGTCGACGTGGCGAGATGATCGTAGTTCTATGCCTAAACCAGCAGACTTTCGAAGAGCAATGCAGCTTCGTTTCCCAGATCTCGTCGACGGCACTCTCAAGAACAAGATGTCTCTTTGGGAGCGCCAGTTCCGTAACGATGCAGGCAGAGTGTCACGCTAGTAGCAGCGTGACCAACGCCAGAGGAAACTGCTCATTAATAGCTGCACCCGCCGCACAGCGGCCACACGGTGCAGTCAGTGGATACACATGGACAACGGGACTTCCGGCCCTTCATTCCGGAATGCGCAAAAGTCGGCATTGGCCGCTCCAAGGCCTACGAACTGGCGAATGCAGGCCTTCTTGAGACGGTCAGCATTGGCCGTCGCCGTTTCGTATACCTAGATAGCCTGTACACGCTTCCCGCGCGCCTGGCGAGCGAAGTCCGGGAGGTCGTTCAATGAGCGGATTCGACTTCTCCGACCTGAGCGCCGACCAGCGGCGTCTGCTGGACTTCGGTGGTTGGACCGCCGATCACCCTCACGCCGAGACCAAGCCGGCCCGCAAGGACGCCGTGGGGCTGATTGAGCGTGGGCTTCTTCTGGCCGTGAACGTTCGCAGGCGTGACAGCTACGGTTCCTACTCCCTGACCGAGTACCGGGTGCCCGACACCGCTCGCCGAGCATGGGCACTGCACAAGGAGGCCACGCCATGACTTCCGATGCTATCCGGTCTGGCCGAGTGGCAGCCAAGGGGCGGACCTTGATGCGCCTGCCCGAGGTAATCGCGGCCTGCGGTATTTCCCGCTCCCTCATCTACAAGATGGCGAAGGAAGGCCGGTTCCCCGCGCCCATCCGAATAGCTGCCCGTCTGTCTGCCTGGGATTCGGAGGCGGTGCAGAGCTGGATCGACTCCCGTTGCGAAGAAGGGAGGGCGGCCTGATGGCTACTGGAATTGTCCAAGTGGAGTTCCATGGCGCCGAGCTGATTGGACGGATGTATCAAGGACAGCCCTTTGTGGCAATGCGGCCAGTTGTGGAGGGCATGGGGCTCGTCTGGCAGAAGCAGCTGGAGAGGATGCAGTCCCATCCGGTTCTCCGAAGTCAGTTGTATACCTTAAGGGGTATGACTGGAGCAGATGGCAAGAGCTACTCAATGCAGTCGCTCTCACTCTCGCGCCTCCCGTTCTGGCTGGCCACAGTGAACCCTAACAAGGTGAAAGCCGCGATCAAGGAACGAGTGATTCTGTTCCAAGAGCAGGCGGCTGACGTCCTCGCGGCGGCATTCCTCTCGAACGACACGCGGCAGGATGTGGCAATGGCAAAGCGCGTCGCGGGAACCGTGATGTGCCGGATTCTGCACGACACCCTAGTTGGGCTGGGCAAGGATCCAAAGGGTTATGACTACGCCACCGAACATCGACTCGTGAATCACTGCATCACTGGTGTCTTTGGTGGCGTCTGCGAGGGCTCGCTCTCTACGGACCAGCTGAAGCTCCAGCAGGAGCTGAGGATGCAGAACGCTGTCTGGATCGGACAGGGCATGCCTTATCGAGATCGTAAGGCGCTTCTCGAACAACATGCCGCCACATGGGGCCGCACTCAGCAGATTGGTTGGGAGGCTCCCAATGGCCACTAGTGCGACTCAAAGACTGCTGCACGGGCCGAGTGGCCTCCTAGTGTCACCCGCGACAGGAGAGCTCTGGAGCGCCTGTGGGCGCGCTATGGGCCGTAGGAGCCGCGATGGGTACATCCGTGTCATAGACCGCCGCGCGGGTGGCTCCTGCGCGACTTGGTACGCCCATAGGCTTGTGTGGGAGGTCGTGCATGGCCCTGTTCCAAAGGACATGGAGGTGGATCACCTCGACGGGAATCCCTCGAACAGCAGGCTGGACAACCTCCAGCTGGTGACTGGACCAGAGAATCGCCGTCTACAGCGTGCGCGGAGCATGGCTAAGTACGGCAGCCCCTCTCCCCGCTGCAAGCTCAGCGTTGTAGAGGTGAAAGCGGTATTACGAACTGTCGGAACGGTTCCCTCCAAGGTTTGGGCGCGTCGATACGGCGTCACCACTTCAACCATCAGGTGCATTCGAAAGCGGAAGACCTGGCGGCACATCGAAGCAGGGACGACCTGCAGGGCCAAACGTTCAAAACGCGGCTGAGGCCGTGTTCCTTGCCCTTGGGGGGCACATGCACAGTACAAGCCAGGACCGCGCCCAGCGGTCCGCAGCAGGCGATGTCAGCTATTCGCCGGCACAACCCAAGAAGAACACCGACAGGCGGCGCCAGAAGCTCACAGGGCGGTCAAAGGGCGCGCCATTCCTGATGATCGAGCACAGAATCTCTGACTCGCCGGAGTTCGGCCGACTGTCCGGCAATGCCGTGAAGCTGCTGCTGGAAATGGCTCGGCAGTATCGACCGGGCAAGAACGGCGATCTGAGCATCCCTTGGTCAATGCTCTCTACCCGTGGATGGAAGAGCAAGGCGACGGTGCACGGTGCCAAGCTGGAGCTTCTGGCTGCTGGATGGATCATCGAGACGCGCAAGGGCGGCAAGAACATGTGCAGCCTTTATGCGTTGACGTACTACGCCGTTGATGAGTCCGAGAAGCATCTCGAGCCGGCGACTGTAACTCCACCGAATCTTTGGAGGAGTCGCAATGGCTAGTCGCTATGTAGGCCAACTAGGTCGCTATGTAGGCCAATCCCGCTTTGAGTTGGCCCGCATAGAGACCTACGAGGTCGCAATGCAGGCCAGTCAGGCGGTTATCCACACCCCTTCGAGGTCGCTATGTGTACACCCTTCTAGATATATACCAAGCGGAGCGCGCTCTTCTTGCTCCAAGGCATTGGCCTTAGGGCTTCAGATCACGGCGGTCGTTTCTGGACGCCTCCATGGAGAAGCGCGAACCGGTTCGCCAGGCGGAGTAGTCCGTCTGCCGGACGGGTCGCGCTGGGAGGCCGTCTATGGCAGCTCGAGACCATGAGCGGTACGTGGAGATGGTGCTGCTGGCGGACGAGGCAGTCGACTTGGTTGTGAGGGGCATCGCTGGCGCGTTTGGGTACGGGGCGACCACACAGCCTGTCCTCCGGCACACGCCGAGGCGTTGCTCCAGTGACGAACCTTGTTCGGACGAGGGCGCGCACCTGCCCATCCACAGAGAGCATTCGATTGAGCAGGCGGCATCCAAGTACCTGCCGACGCAGCCGGCGGCCCGTAAGCAAGCCCTGGAAAGGTTCAGCCCGAAGGATCGCCAAGAGGTGCTGGATTTCGACCAGATGGCGCTGATGCGCTCATCCGCTGCGGCTGATCGCACTCGCCAATTACGGACGTGGAAGATGCAAGGCTCGCTGACAGCAATCCCTGCCAGGGGGCCGAATAGGCTGGTGCTGCATGCAATGGCAGATGCGCAATTGGACGGTCCACTTGGCGCTTGGCTGATGCTGTACGCCACGGGTGACGAGAGAGGCTGGCCGTCGGTCTGCCGGCACATGACCGCATGCGGCCATCCGGAGTGGGCCTCGTTGGAAGCGGTGCGGAGATTGCTAGTTGGTCGACCCCAGCGGTCTTATCGAGAATCGGCCAAGAGCCATGCCCGGCAAGAGCAACGGTTTCGCGGCGAGGTGCAGTCGGCTGAGAGGCGTCTGCTTGAATGGCTGAGCCGCGCCAGCCGGAGAGTCGCCGCTGCAATGGGCTCTGCCTGCGACTAGTAGATCCACATGGACGCCAGTGGACGCGGGAGTCAGAAACACCCAAATCCCGACCTATCTAGTAGGGCCCTACATCCCCCAAGGGCGGGCCCGGGCGGCAGCCCCCGAAGAGCTGCCGCCCTCTTTTTTTGTCGAGAGAGGTGCGCGAGGTGTGCCCTCTTGGTGCAGCCAATCCGGCAACTACCAACGGAGCAATTGAATCCAATGGCCACCTTCTATGAATCGTTCGCGCAGGGCATGCAGAACGGGCTTGAGCGCCAGAAGGCCGTCACTGAGCGGAACCGGCTGGCCGAACTGCAGGATCTCGGTCCCAAGGTCATCTCTGGCGATCTGGCGGCAACTGATCGTGCATTCGCACTGGACCCGAAAACGGCCCAGTCCTATCAGGCCGAGGGCAACCGTCAGCACGAGAAGCTGATTGGCTTGGCCAAGTCCCTGAAGCAGTACGCAAGCAGCCCTCAGATGCAGGCGGGCATTTATCGCAGCGCGGTTCCCTACCTCAAGCGAAGCTTTGGAGCGGAAATTCCTGACCAGTTCGACGCGGAATCGGTGATGCCGATTGTCGATCAGGTTCTCGCTGTTGCCGCAGGCCAGCCCACCGCTCAGGGTGATCAGTTCACGCTCTCGCCAGGCTCGAAGCGCTTTGACGCAACTGGAAAAGTGGTTGCTGAAGCGCCGTTCGCGCCGGCCAGCGCCAACGTGATCGATGTCCCTGATGGGCGCAATGGGTCTATGAAGATGGTGTGGGATCCGGTAATGCGCCAGCTTGCGCCGTTGCCTGGAGCGATGGCAGGTACGGCAGGGACACCCACATCGATGGCAACTTCCGGGGCGGCCGCAGCGGCAACAGTATTCCGGGCTCCCAACGGCGAGATCATAGACATGTCTAAGGTCACCGAGCCTGGGCTGCGCGAGTCGATCTTGCAGAATCCGGAAGAATGGGGATTGGTGCCGGACGGTGGGAGAGCACAGCTTCCGGATCGGAACATCGCTCCGCCGGGCGGGCTCGGTTATACACCTCCCAAGCAACGAGAGGCCCCTAGCGGCTATACGTACCAAGGGGACAGCCTAACGCCGATCCCGGGTGGTCCTGCGGATAACTCATCCCCGCAAGCAGTGGCAAGTGGTGAGCAGAGCCTGCGGAAGGAGGTGACGCAGAACCTCAAGGACGACCAAGGCGTTCTTTCCATGTATCGCAACGTGCAGGCCGCCGCCCGCCAGCCAAGTGCTGCGGGCGACCTCAGCATGATCTTCGCGTTTATGAAGATGCTCGATCCCGGCTCGGTGGTACGCGAGCAGGAGTTCGCAAATGCTCAGAACGCTGCCGGTGTTCCGGACCAAGTACGCAATGCCTACAACAAGGCAATCAGCGGTCAGCGACTTAATCCTGCTCAGCGGCAGGACTTCATGAACCAAGCGGCCCAGCTTGCGACAAACGCTGAGGGGCGGATCACCGGGACGACCCGCAAGTATCAGGAGATTGCGCGCCAGTACGGCTACGACCCCGTACGTGGCACGGGCATGGCGGACTTCTCCGGAGTCACAAGCAGCGTAAGCGGTGGTCCACAGGCAGCCACTGGTCCTGCTCGGCCTCAAACCGAAGCGGACTTCAACGCTCTACCCAGCGGGTCTCTCTACATCGACCCGGACGATGGTCGAACCTACCGAAAGAGGTAAGCAATGGCGCGTTTCGACGGAATCCCGGTGGATCAGCCGGTCAAGAGCAAGCCGCGATTCTCCGGGGAGCTCGTGCAACCAAGCGCACCCAGTGCGACTGCCACTTCTCCAGGCCCGCGCAGCCAAGTTGCCCCTGATGGGTGGCAGTACGGGGCCGCGCGAGATGCGGCCTTCGGCGCTCGCTCGGTCTTACAGAGCGCTGGCGGTCTTCTAGGTGCCATCGGCGGCGACGCATTCAACAACTACGTCGTCAACCCTGTCGCGCGCGCTGTAGGTATGCAGGAGGCTCGCCCGTACCGGGAGGAGGCCGCAGCCTTGGCCGACCGGCTCAACCTGCCCAAGGCGCAGACTGCCGGCGATCGCGTTCTCGGAGATGTAGGTGAGGCCTTGGCCGGGACAGGCTTTACCCTTGGTACGGGCGCCGGTCTCAATGCTTTGGCCGCGACGGCGCCGCGCGCTGCCCAAGCTGGAGTTGCTCCTGCCCTGCGTAGTGCGGCACCTGTGGCGCAGAATCGCTTGGCCAACTTCTTGACCGCCCAGCCTGGGCTGCAGACTGCATCAGCCGCCGCAGGTAGTGCGGCGGCGTCCGGGACTAAAGAGTCGGGTGGATCCCAGGGGATGCAGCTTTTGGCAGGCCTCGGTGGCGGTTTTGCACCGGGCACCTTGAGCGGACTCGCCAGTCTCGCCACAGCTGGTCGGGTGAGCGCCGCAGGCGCAGTGCCAACGGCTGCGGCAGGTGTCGCGCGCCGGGCGGCGAGAGGAACTGACGTCTCGGGTGTTCAGGGAATGGTCGATGACTTTGCCGCTGCGGGCACCTCACCGAGTGTCGGCCAAGCTACCGGTGGTCGTACCGCTAGTGCCCTTGAAACCTACCTCGGCAATACCCCAGGTGGCTCGGGCCAGATTGCTCAGCGCGCTGCTGATCAGGCCGCCGCCGCGCGTAACGCTACCGATAACCTGTCCAACAGGATATCGGCCGGTGGGGCGGATCTCACTCCGACTCAGGTCGGGACGAACGTGCAACAAGGCATCTATGGGCCTGGTGGGTTTGTGGATCGAACCCAGTCGGTTTCGGACCGCTTGTATAGCGAACTGGATCGCCATCTCCCCTCGGGTGAAATGGTTCCGGTCTCCAACGCCCGCGGCGCGCTTCGGGAAATCAACGCTACGATCAGTGGCGCACCAGATCTCTCGCATCTATTCGATCAAGCGGCCCTCAAGCAGATCGAGGGGGCCCTAGTGAGCGACACCACTGGGGGAGCGTCGGTCCTCAGTCGTCCTGGGATGCGTGAGAATGCAGCCGCCTACAGGCAGTACTTGGAACGGCAAGCTCAGGAAGCGGCAGAGAGGAATGCCCGTAGACAGTCGCTGGGAATGACCGTGATGGAACCCGTGCCGAGTCGGGCCGACATCGAGCAGAACCTGAGCAGCACCTTGGGAAACATGGCGGATGGAACGCTGCCTTATCAGGCGCTCAAGGAGCTGCGTTCAAAGGTCGGTAAGCAGGTGGGCGCCACGTTCCTTACCCGGGATGCCGCCCATGCTGAGTGGAAGAAGCTGTACTCGGCCTTGTCTCGCGATATGGAAGCTGCTGCCACAACCCCGGAGGCCAAGCAGGCGTTTGCCCGAGCGAACAACTACTACCGGCTCCGAGAGCAACGTTTGGACAGCATCGCCAAGATTGTCCAAAAGGAAGGAGGCCCGGAGGCCGCCTACCAAGCCATGTTCACTGGAGCCCGCAATGGCGCGACTCCTCTGAGGCGCGTAATGGACTCGCTTCCTGCCCAAGTACGTGCTGACGTAAGCGCATCCTTCCTGCAGCGGATGGGGCGCGCTAGCAAGGCCAACCAGAACGCTGCTGGCGATGCCTTCTCGATGGAGACGTTCTTGAGCAACTGGGCGGATATCAGCCCCGAGGCTAAGAAGCAGCTGTTCAGCAATGCGCGCTTCGGGACGGACTACGTCCAGAACGTGAACAAGCTGGCGAGGATGGCTGATTCCATCCGCAGCGGCAGCAAGGTGTTCGGCAACCCGCCAGGCACAGCCAAGCAGACTGCCCTCGGGGTAACCCTGGGTGGCACCGGACTTATCGCCGGGCAGAGCGCGATGCAGGGAAATCTCAAAGACGCAGCGATCGCTGTTGCATCAACCATGGCGCTGGCTGGCGCCAACAATCTGCTGGCCAGAATGATGACCAACCCCAAGGCGGTTCGCTGGCTTGCCCGGAACACCGAGCGGGATAGCGGCGACATTGCAGGCCAGATCAACACACTGCTGCAGATCGGTAGGGAAGAGGACGACGACGAGCTGGTTGAGCTGGCTCAGCGCCTGAAGGCTGAGACGGCCGGAGGCCGTTAGCTGCCGAAGAAGGTCAGAACCGAGTACACCAGCCCAGCGACTGCGGCGAGGCCTAGGGGGACGGCAACGATGGCCAAGGCGATGGATCTACCGCCAGCCTTCCCCTCCGGGTAGCGCTGGTTGAAGGCCTCGCTCTTCATGGCGTTCCAGCTCTTCTGGGGAGCGTAGTTGTTGGTCTTCCAGTCCATGGCACTGCCTTGATCGGTATCAGCCGACTGAATCGTAGCACCCACTGAGGGTGGGAGCCCTGCGTAGAGGAATTGATCCCCCATGAGGAAAGAAAACCAATCAGCAGGCGGCGCCAACCAGCGTGCGGCGCAGCTGGATGTGCCTCTGGAGAACGGCCAGACCCTAGAGGAGAAGTCGGCCAGGCTGATTGCTGAGGGCATTGCCAGCAATGCCTTCGTCAGCCTGCTGTTTGCGCAGCACTCTGGGGTAGCGGGCGGGACCGAGCTAAACGAACTCGTGAAGTCGACCCGGGCGGCAGTAGGGCGGGCCGCCAAGGGCGGGACCGACCAGGCCGATGGGCTGCTGACCAGCCAAGCCATTGCCCTGAATGCGGTCTTCCTGGAGATGAGCCGCCGAGCGGCACTAAACATGGGGCAGCACATGGGCGCCATGGAGACCTACATGCGGCTGGCCCTGAAGGCACAGTCCCAGTGCCGGACGACTCTGGAGACCTTGGCCGAGATCAAGAACCCCAGGGCCGTGGCGTTCGTGAAGCAGGCCAACATTGCCGGTGGTCACCAGCAGGTGAACAACCTTGCCCCGGAAATTCCCGGGCCGGTCCCGGTAGAGGCCGGGCGCGCGGGAACAAAAAGGCGGCCGAACGAACTATTGGAGGAGATCCCAGATGCGCAATGGCTGGACCACAGAGCGGCGCCGGCAACAGGCGCAGGCAATCCGGAAGTGGCGACCCTGGGAGCAGGCGACCGGCCCGCGCAGCATCGAAGGAAAGGCCAGGGCGGCTAGGAACGCCTGGAAGGGTGGGGAGCGGAAGGCGCTCCGTCAGCTTGCCCAAGTGTTAGCAGAGCTAAGCCAGTAAGCGGCGGCCAAGACGAACCCCAGTAGCGAACGCCGGGACGCTCCCTTCTGCACTCGGGGCCGTGATGCTGGAGCTGTGATGCTATGAATCGGATGGATTGGGGCTATGGCATCTCGCGAGTTTCAGCCCGTAGGCCTACGACCGCTTCTTCAAGGCCGAGGTGGTCTGCGGCGCAGCGAAAGGTGGCCTTGCAATGGGACTTGCTGGCTCCCTTCTCAGGCTGCGGGCACCGCGAAGGGGTGAATCGACAGCAGCAGTGCTCGATGCGCTCAGTTAGGCGAAGGCGATTGGAACGCTGAGAGTTTAAAGATCTTACGAAAATTGCCGTTCTTACCAATACACGTAAGAGGGCCGGTGATGCATACCACGGAAGAGCTGCAGTGGGCGCTGAAGACTGTAAGTTACAAAGAGTGTAGGAGGCTACTTCCTAAGCAACTGTATGCGCAGAAACCTTGGCGCGGTTGGCGGGAAGATGCGCTGTACCATCTACTTTTTAAGGATCATGACGCTGCCAGCAAGTTGGTACGAGCCTCCAAGCGAAAGGATGCAGCAAAAAACGAGATTTGGTTCTGTATTGCTGTGTATGTATCACTAACAATGTTGGTGTTTCTCGTAGTAGCTTTCTTCGAATTCAAGAGCTGGTTCGTGTTCGCGGCGGCGTGCTTCGTGGTGGCAGTTCAATGCGTCATCGATGTTGCTCCGTGGCCTTCAGCGGTACGCAAGGGATGGTTTTCAGCACTGTACCGTTTGCTTGCCCTCGTTGGGGCCTTCCTAACGTTTCTAAATAGCTCGGACCGCCCAGTGGTCGCTCCGGCGCTAGCACCTGCCTCCACTTCAGACGCGGAGAGTACTGGGGGCGGAGCCAGTAGCCTTGATGACAGGGTTGCTGAGGGCGACCTGAGGCTTCTGTGCCCTAGCCCGCAATAGCAGCACGTGCGCGAGCACAGCCCCCCTGAGTTTCGAGACCGGTACGCGAACGCGCGCGAGGCCGGTTCGGTATTTGGGGGTATCCGCCGCCATCGCTCGCACGGGGCGAGTGGCGCAGTCCAAGTCGCGCCAATGCCCAGTTTCTGGTGTCCCTAAGGAGGAGGAGTTCCCATGTTGCTTTGTGATGCTCCCCAAGTCCTTTCGGCAGAGGGGGAGGTGGACTACGTAGACCTGATCACGCGCGCCGGCCTGGCCAAGGACCTGATCGGCAAGATCGACTGGCACTACCTCCTACATGAGGACGGGTGCCCGGGAGAGGTCGGTGAGGCTTGCACCTGCGGCCTTGTCGTGGCCTTCGTAGGGCCCTCCGCGATGGTCATGGTGGACAGTCAATATGCCTACCAAACTGACCCCATCAACTGAGTTTTGTCAGGCCCAAATTTGTCGTCCCGGCTGTGCGATTAAGGGATCCGCTAGTCAACACTATCGATGTGACTGGGACGCATCAGTCGCGGTAGTCCCTAGATTGATGGATGGGCTGATGTGTAGGGAAATTCCTACAGCGCTATCCTTCGGCGTTACCTATACTTAACCTGAATGGCTGCGAAGGGGCAGTGTAGTGTGGATTGGTCGAGGGATCTTCTTAGGTCCCGTTCTTCGTTGGATGGAAAGAGGACTAGGCATCGGAAGCCTATTCGCAGGTGCTGTCTCGAAGGTGAAGGCGGAGGATCTTTTTGAGCCCCTTCAGGCGCCTTTACGCCAATTTCAGTCGGGTTGGGTTATACCAGCCCTACTACTTATCGCCCCTGCGGTGGCCTTCATGCGACGCCGGTTCGATAGCGGACGATTGGAGCACGTGCATGATCTTCTCGATCAGGTGTGCGAGAGGACGTTTTTTAAGGTGAATTTCGAGCTGCCTCAGCATCGGCGAGTGACGCTTTTTAAATACAGACGATTTTGCATTTGGCGGTTTCCGTGGATTTTACTTTTTTCTAACGGATTTCTCGTTCCGCTTGAGCGCTCTGGATCGGATACTCGCAAGACTAGCTCCATATTTAAGGTCTTCGACAATGGAGAACAAAGTGAGGGCGTGGCTGGTCGTGTTTGGTCGGCAAACGAGAATATCTACGTTGGAGGACTTCCGGACATTGTGACCAGGTGCACGGAAGAAACTCTAAACGAGTACGCAACCAAGACGTTCTATCCTAGGGCAATGCTCGCAAAGCTCAAAAAAAAGCCGACTGCGCAGTCTCTGATGGGAATACCGGTCCACGTTGGCAATAAGAAGTGGGGTGTCCTTGTGATTGACTGTGTCCATCCGAAATTTAACGAGCGGAAGGCGCGAGAGCAGTTCTCGGCAGTGGCTAAGGCATTGTCCGCTCAACTTAAGGGTCTATAGATATGTCATCTTTCGGGGACTGGATGGTTCTAGACTTTGAGAGCATTGCGCCTTCACAAGCGCCTTCCACCGCAGCGTGGGCGAGACATACAGCCTCTCCGTACGATGTTCCGACCCATGTGAGAACGAAGCTTGACAAGGAAGCAGGAGTGCTTGTCATGCAGTTCAAGTACATCACTGAGGAAGAGTTGACGAGTAAGCGGATCGGGGAGTTCGTGAACGTAAAAATAGGCAAAAAGACTCACCGACTCTTTGAAATCATCTTCAATGATGCGTTGTACCAAGCATCGAAGGGAGACGGCTCCGCTGCGACCGCGAGAGAAGAGGTGGCCGCCGAGCTCACTAGTTCCAATGCTTTGGTTTCCAATGCGATGATTGCTTCGCGTGCATTGAACCTCAGTGATAGTGATCTATGGAAGGTTTCTAGAGCCCGCTGAGTGCATTGCAGCCCGCTGACATTTGCCTCAACTGCTAATCGCAATTCAATTGATGTAGTGCTGGCGCAGCCTGATTTGGCCGTCTGGGGGGGCCAACAAGGCCGATTTCTCAAGGCTGTGATCATTCCCCCGATAGCCGCCGGGTCTACTCTATTCGACTGCACAGCCTACGAATTGGCTCCGCAGCCAATGAGGGGTAGCATCCGCCCAGGCAGCCATGCCGGCTGCAGGACGCCCTCTTGGGGCTACCCCAGAGGCAGGGGAGTGGGCACGATGAAAGGAATTCTGATGCTCTTTGTGGGGCTGTCGTTGGTGTGGGCAATCCAGGCTGACGCGCGGGGCGTTCGGGTCAGCGGCTACGTCAAGAAGGATGGGACCTACGTCGCTCCCCACTATAGAAGCGCTCCAAATCGGTCGACGGTGGACAACTACTCAACCCGGGGGAACTACAACCCCTACACCGGCCAAGCCGGCAAGAAGGACCCCTACGCGTTGCCCGCGTTCCCAGGCGGATATGGATCTGGATACGCGCCCAGCGTCCCGACTTCAACCTACGCTCAACCGGCTTACCAGGGCCACCCGGTTCACTCGGGCGCCGCAAGATACCGCCTAGCTGAGTCTGGCAATGCTTGGCCTCGGTTCAATACGCCTGCCACTACTGCTCCTAGTAGCGTGGAAGGCGCTAGTAGCGCTGACCGCTACGGCGTAGAGAGCGCCACCCATCTTACGGCTTCGTCTGGCAGCCTCTGCAACGAGTTCCTGCTAGCAGCTGATGAAATGGCTAGGTCGGCGGAGACGTTGGCAAATTGTGCTTCGCGAATGGACCCCATGCAGACCTGCGCAGTCGAGGCCGACGACGCCATGCAGTCATCAATTCGATACCAAGTCAGTGCCAGCAAGGCACAAAGCTACTGCCGCAGGCCGTAGTAAGACGAAATAGGAGGTCACCATGTCCGATGAAGGTAGCTGCGTTCCTTGGGAGCTGCGTGCAATTGGAGCTGCCGACGTTGGAGTTCTTTTGGGACTGTCCCCGCGCGCTGTTCTTGAAACAGTGGCATGCCGCCCAGACTTCCCGATCCGCCTGACCATGCGCCCGGCCACATGGGTCGCCGGGGAGGTTCTGAAGTGGCGAGAGACTAACCGATACGGTCAGCGAGCTCGTCGGCGTCGCAAGCCTTAAGTCAGGTTGCGCAGCCGGAACGGTTGGGGGGGCTCAAGCCCTTCCGGACCGTGACGTAACGGTGACGTCACTCGTGCCGCTGAAGGCGGAAGGCCACCGATGGATCGAGCTACCGCCTCGATCACATGCTCGACTGGCATCCAATGCGTTCGCCATGCTTGACCGATGCGTTCGCAATGCGTTCGCATCGCCTAAGCAGATGTTGCTCGCTGTTCGGCGTAAGACACAGAAAAAGGGTGATGCGTTCATGTTTGTGATGGATCTGTTGATGCATTGGCTTTGCATAAGTAGCAAGTGAAGGCTTCTTTAGTAGCAAGTTTTTGCTTTTAGCTATACAATCCTCTGATGGCCAGACCAAACCGCTCCCAAGAAATCCAGACGGCCCTTCTGAGGGCAGCTCCTTTGTTCCCTGAGAAGTTGGTCAAAGTCGTATCGGCCCAACTTGGTTTTTCCCGGGCCCACATCTCTGCTCAGGTCCGCCAACTAGTTGAGGAAGGCTACCTTCTGAAAAATGGGACTACCCGGCCGCACTACGAGCTGGGGCCCAACCGACGCTTCATCCGCAGCTTTAAGACGAAAGGGCTGTCGGAAGATAGGGTGTGGTCCTTTGAACTCGCACCGCTCCTGGAAGGTCTACCTCGCAACATCTTAGATATCGCGAACTACGGGGTTACTGAGATCATCAACAACGCTCTGGACCATTCCGACTCCGAGACTGTGTTCGTCTACATGAACCTGAGCGCTGATCGACTCTCGATTGCGATTGCAGATGAAGGAGTGGGCATCTTCCGGAAGATATCTACTGCCTTGAATCTTCCCGATGATCGGCTTGCATTGTTAGAACTTTCGAAAGGAAAGCTCACGACTGCGCCTTCACTTCATTCTGGAGAGGGCATCTTCTTTACGTCTCGAGTTTTTGATCGCTTCCAGATCCGTTCCCGAGGTCTTTTTTTTGATCACTTGGACGGGAAAGAGCTTGATGTGCTTGATGAGCTTGAAGAACTGGATGAAGCGGAAGTGCGCGATGGAACATTTGTGTACATGGACATCAAGCGAGACAGTACACGGCTAATCAAGGACGTATTCGATGAGTTCTCGAGTGGTCCAGACGACTACAATTTTGCAAAGACGATTGTCCCTGTTCGATTGACAAAAGTTGGTGATGAGAACTTGGTATCAAGATCTCAAGCAAAGCGGCTGATGCAGCGCGTGGATCGTTTCCGAAGCGTAGTGTTGGATTTTTCCGGTGTTTCGAGCATCGGCCAAGCATTCGCAGATGAGATTTTCCGGGTGTTCTCCAACTCTCACCCAGAGGTGGAGATCCTGCACATGAACGCATCGCCCGAGGTCCAGCAAATGATTCGGCGGGCTGAAGTCCTTAGGGATGAGCAGGGCGGTCAGTTGCCTTTGCTGAAATAAAGCGGAACTGGCACACCGGCGATGGATCGCCGGTGATCGAGAGCGCTTCTGACTCTGTGGATCGGCCTAATTCGGAGCTTGGTGCTGTTCTGCCTTGGCAGATAGGTCTCCTGCATCCGTTGCGGAATCGTGTTGTCTTCCGGCTGAGGTACTAAGGCACCCGGCTCGGCGCCCCGATCTGATCTGTGAGCAGCGCGAGCGCCTGCTGCAGGGCCGCCGTGTAGATGGCGCCACCATCCCCGGAGTGCTTCTCTGCAATCCCGGGAAGCAACTGCGTCCAGACTCGGCAAAGCTCTTCCGGTTTGGAATGGGTGATTACCGCTGCACGAAGTCCGTACTCGAACGCCTTCAGGTAGCCGCGATGCGCCTCCAAGGAGGTCTCGCAGGCTTCCAGGCGCTGCAGTATTTCGGCGATTCCTTCTGACATTGGCATCTCTAGACAGGTGGTTGCGGAGCGGAGATAGTCGGCGCGGGCCCACGGATTCGCGCTATGAGCATCCTCAACGTTTTGCTTAGCCCTGACCACCTAGTCGTGGCGGTCGATACCCTGGCGGAAGATGCCCACACAGGTGCCCATTCTGCCGGCGCTAAGCTGCTGCTGATCCCCCAGCACAACCTGGTGCTGGCGACGCGCGGATCTGCCCAGTTCTTCCTCCGCATCTACGAGTTGGCCCTGCAGGCCAGCTTCCGCGCGGACTTCACGATGGAGCAACTCTCCAACGAGCTGGGTCTCGTCATTGACCAGCTGTGGCCGAACTACGAGAAGGCGGTAGCCGAGGCGGGTCTTCCGCGCGAGCAGCTCGGGACCGAGTTGGTGCTTGGGGGGTGGTCGCCCAAGAGCGGCCGGATGATGGCCACGGCGTATGCCAAGAGCGACAGCCAGCGCTTAACTGTGGTCCAGCCGATCGTGGGGCAGCTGGCATCGCCTGGCGAGCCCCTGCGGGCCACGACTCCGAGCATGGTGCAGGTGGATCTGATGGCCCACGCGCGGTTGCAGGCCGGCTACCTCAACGAGCGGATGGGGCGGCAGGTGGCTGGTGGACGGCTGCTGGTTGGTTTCCTGCAGAAGAGCCAAGCCGTCGTGAAGGACCTTGGGGCGATATGAAATTGGCGGGGGAGCTATAAGAAAATATCCCCGCTTGCGCGGGGACTGTTGCTTCTGAAACGGTCAGGCGTCCTGCGTCAGCCTACTGCTGGCAGTAGAACTCGGCTGAGACTTCGTTGACCCGGTCATAATAGTCATTGGGCATGTTTCCGTTACCGGAATACACAAGCTCTGCGCGCCGCATGTAGCTGATGGCATAGGTCCCAGGCACGGTACACGTTGCCGGAATTGCTCCCGTGTACGTTTGACCACCAAACGTGTGCGAGTACTCGGTGCAGGAGTACCCTCCGCCAAGATGTTCGGGCTCGGGCCTGCAGTAGCCAATGCTCCCGGCGTAATTTGCTGCCCAGCCGGTGTTTGCGTCGGAGGAGCACGAGCCCAGTCCCTCTGGACCCCAGTCCC